AGAACCTGGTCATAGAGCCATTAGTTAGGGTTATTGGTCTATTATTAACTGCTTCTTCTACCCAAGTAGGTATAACACTACCCCTAGAGAGCATAACATTGCCGTACCTAGTAACACATATTGAAAGTCCAGCGTCGGGACTTTTAGTAATAGCAATCTTTTCCATTAGTGCCTTACTCATACCCATAGCATTTATAGGGTAAACTGCTTTGTCGGTAGACAGACAGACTACCTTTCGGGTGCGGTTAGCCAAAGCAGCCTCTAGGACATTATTGGTGCCTATTATATTGGTCTTAACTGCTTCCATTGGGAAGAACTCACAACTGGGAACTTGTTTGAGAGCAGCAGCGTGGAACACTAGGTCTACCCCCTTCATAACCTGGAGTACCCTACCTCTGTCTCTAACATCACCTATCTCGAACTTCACCTTGTCATTTTTCAGTTCTAGCCTCATACGGTGTTGTTTTTCTTCGTCTCGACTAAATACAATAACTTTTTGAGGATTTCTCATTAAGGCTCGTCTGACGAAAGCGTTACCAAAGCTACCTGTACCTCCAGTACAAAGTATTGTTTTATTTTCCATATACCACCCTATTCACATAACCTGTGTAGCCCATAACTATTCTTAACACCCTATCGGAGAAGTTGCTTACTGCATACTCTTTAGGTGCCTTAAAGTTCTTTGTTTGGGCTATTTTAACGCATTCTAAGATGTTTTTCTTGTCTATACCACTCATAAGTACCGAACCAGCGTCTATGGCTTCTGGACGCTCTATGGCGTTTCTAATAGTGACTGCCGAGAACCCCAGTACGCCACTCTCTTCGGCTATAGTCCCCGAATCACTTATAACGCAATATGCTCCAGCTTGGAGTTTTATGTAGTCGATAAACCCAAAAGGTTTGTGAACGGTCACATTCTTGTGCCACTTAATATTTTTCTTTTTAAGTCTGGGGTGTTCTGTGAGTATGACTCTCTTGTCTTTTGCCAAAGCATTTATGGTATCGACTATTTCTTTCAAGTTATCGCTGTCTAAGTTCTCTTCACGATGCAAACTCACTAGGTAGTACATACCTATACTGGTATTTAGTTCAGTTACTATATTGCTAGACTTTATCTTTTCTAGGTTTTTCATAATTATTTCATTCATCGGACTACCAGTTAAAAAGATACGGTCTGCTTTTAAGCCTTCGGCTATCAGGTTCCTGCGAGCGTTTTCGGTGTAAACCATATTTATGTCTGCCGTGTGGTCGACTATTCTACGGTTAATTTCTTCTGGAACGTTATCGTCGAAACATCTGTTGCCAGCCTCTAGGTGAAATACTGGTATCTTCATGCGTTTAGCTACTATTGCAGTTAGTGCTGAGTTAGTGTCTCCGAGTATCACTACTGCATCTGGTTTTTCTATTTCCAACCATACTTTTGTTTGAGTCATTATATGCCCTAAGAAGTGTTGGTTCTTAGAAAACACCTGGTCTGGTTTTCTTATCCCCAGGTCTTTGTAAAATATGTCGTTTAGCTCGTAGTCGTAGTTCTGGTTGGTGTGTATTAATTTATGTTCTGTGTGTTCATCCAGCAGTTTAATCACCTCAGACATCTTTATGAGTTCAGGTCTGGTGCCGACAATGCTAATTACTTTCATTCAATTTCTCCACACTCTCCGTATAGCCACGGTCAATCATAGTCTTTTTGTAGTAGTCTGGATAATCCGCCCAGTTTTCTTCGTTAGCAAAAGTCCAAGCTAGTCGCTCGGTCATGTGCCCAGTTAAATAGCCTTTAGCTTGAATCTTACGACTAAAGTTAGAGTCTTCTTGCATTGGTGTATTGCGTCCATCGTCCCACCTTAGTGGTTCGTAGCGTACCCCTAGTGCATAGACTTTTCTAGGTATTATGTTTGGGCCACCAACACAACCTGGCCAAGGGTTTATGATTTTACCGTTTATCTCTCTTTCTCGAAGCTTCGCTTTGGGGTGCTCTATAGCTTCGTGGTCTATACCCAACTGCCCAAGCTCAGGTATCTTCTTAAAATAACTTTCTGCGGCAATGTCCCAGCCTGGTTCTAGGTGCATATCGTTATCCAGTCTCATTAAGTGAGTAGCCTCTGGGTGATGCATTAAACCAATTTCCCAACCTATATTCGTAGCTTCGCCTGGGTAAAGGTTCTTGTCATTTATTATGTAGTTATCTATTCTGCCCTTGCGTTTCATATCAGCGAGCCAGAGCTTAGTCCCGTCGGTAGAAGCGTTATCTACTACCATGATATAACGAGGCACCTTTATAGTATCTACTAGATTTTTTAGAGTTAGTTTAGAGTATTCTAGTCGCTCGTAAGTGACCATAACTATTAGCAAAATCATACTGACCCCCAATCTATAATACTGTATCTTCTGGGTGGAATGGTGGCTAGTCCTTTTTTTACTAGAGTTTTGGCGTGTTTCTTACTTACTAAGACATCGCCAGTAGGAGTTGTAACTTCCACTAATTCTCCAGTCTCTTGGACTGGCCACGACATAACCTCTTTTAGTAGTTGGTCTTTTAAGACTTTTTCCCAGACTTCAATGTTATGGGCTCCGTCGTTAGTGCCTGCTTTGCCTAGGTTAATAAGCTTTCTTTGACCAAGTTGCTGTTTAATGCAATGAATTGGTATCTCTAGGCGGTGCAGGTTCATACTAAAGTTAACATCGTGCAATCCATACCCGTCTATCTCACCAGTTTTAGCACCAGTTATTTTTATGTATTTACCCATATTCTTTATGTTCCAGCGTATGTCGGTTCTAAAGTACGGGCGTTTCATTTCGTCTAGTACTTCTCGCTTAACTAGAAGACAGCCTGTACCAGTAATAAGTACTTTACCCCCCTTATCTCTAAATACTGAGCCCCTACCCTTGTTATTAACTGGATAGTCGGCAGTAACTACTGCCATATCTTTTTCTAGCATCATTCTAAGCGTGTTTGGCGTGAGTTTCATATCATCCTCTACAAACCATACATGAGTAATAGATTTGTCTTTTAAGGCCTTATGTGTGGGTATTTCAAAGCAGTCTGGTATTGGGAGTCCGTGAGCAAAGAAGAACTTATGCGGTATACCTTCTAGGTTAACTAGTATCTCATCGGCAGTCTCGCTAAAAATCAACCCTCTACTCGGTAGTACTACAGCTATCACTTTACTACCTCGAAGTTTCTTCCATCATTTAGATATGGCTGCATATCTTTGTCGTAACTGATAAAAGGGGGTGTATCTTCCCAAATCTTAACATTCTTAACCCTATTAAGTGCTCCTCTAAAGAGTTCCGAATTCTCAGGTGTAATCATTCCAGATACCAAGTCCCTACCTACTTTAGTCAGTTCTTGTATCTCGTGAGCTCCATTATTAACCCCAGGCTTACCTAGGTTCACTAACTTTCTTTGACCAGCCGTTTCTCGCATCGGCATAACGGGTAGCCCTGCTGAGTATAGCAGGAGTCCGAATCTGAGGTCGTGTAAGCCATAGTAAATCTTATCTAGTTTGCGTGGCCAGAAGTGGATAGTATCTTTGTCTATAAAGGGGTCAAAAGTAGTGTCGGTTCTCCAAATTGGTCGCTCCATTTGTAATAGAACTGATTTAGCCACCAACATAAACCCCGTACCTGACCAGAACGCCTTGCCTAGTGGGTCGTGCAGTACAGTAGCGTCTCCGTCCTGTTGGAATGGGTAGTCGAGAGCTACTACTGGGTAGTTAGCAGCAAACATCTTTTTAAGTATCCCTTTTGGTAATATCATATCGTCTTCACAATATAGAATCGCAAAAACCCTAGGGTCGGCTAGGGCTTCTTCGGTGGGGTCATTAAAACATTGTGGCAGTCCTTTGGCGTGAGACCAGTATATTCGGTAATTAAACTCTTCCAACTCTCTAAGTAACTCTTCGAGAGTTTCACTAAACATTAGCCCCCTAGAGGGCACTATTACTGCAAGTCTATCGCCCATATCACACTACTCTTCTGGTTTGAGTTCTGGGTACTCTTCACGAAGTTCTTGTATAAGTTTTTTGAGCATAACAATAGCTCCAATAGACTGCTGGGCTTCATTACGGTGGGTCGCCATATTAGATAAGCCTTTTTCTCTTAAAACTTCGTTATCTTCTTCTTGCAATCTTGCAGCGTGTAGCATATCTACTCTAGCCCTCCAGTGCATATGCTGGATTTGTTCTAGTTGGTCTTGTAAGAAACCAATCTTATGTACAGGACTAATTTCAATATCCTCGGGTATTTCTAATTTTTTTACATTATCTTTATCTAGTGCTAATGGTGATTTCACTCGCCCTCCATTTGTTAATAATAACTAAATGGTAGCACTACTTCTTTGATTTGTAAAGCCTAAACGTTAAAGCCTTCGTCGTTTGGTTCTGGCACTGGAGTGGTTGGTACTGGTTCTTCAGTGACTTCTGGTGTTTCCCAAGCTACTTTTTTTGGTCTGCCCATAATTTTCTCCTTGATTTTGCTTAATATCATACTATTATCTTAACACAAAAAAGACCCCGAAGGGTCTCTCTTGCTGGTAGTAACAAGTCTTATGACTTAAGAACGTAACCAAAGTTGGAGCGGAGGCTACCGTGTCCGTAAAGTACATCTACGGTTACGAGCCAGCCTAAGTACTCTTGCTTGTATTGAGCTTGAGTGCGTGGTTTAACCTGCATAGCTACTGCCCATGCTTCTTTGTGGAAGAAGAGGTGATTGTATTCATCTGTGGCAGTGTCGAGGTAAACGAGGTTTTGACTTACGAATACTTCTGCACCATAGATTTGTCCAATCTTACCAATCTTAGTTGGGTTTTCGTTAGCAGGTTGGCCTAGTGAGTCGTATCGAACGTATTTGTCGATAGCGAGCATTTCAGCTTCACCTTTAGGGTGAACAACAATATTACGGTCTGTTCGTGGAGCTTTGTTTTCACTTAGGTAACGGTTAACAGCCAAGATGAGAGCATCGTTGATTGCAGTACCGTAAGTACCGTAAGCCTGTGAAGCAGTTTTCCATGTAGTAGTCATGTCGGTAGCAATACTAGAGTCGACTTTTTCAGCAATTGCGTAAGCAGCTGCTTGAGTGTAATCACTTCTTAGGTCGTACTTAGATTGTGCCTTAACTAGGTCTTCTACTATGAATGAACTTTCGTAGTGTTTGTTAAGTGTTATTGTGGTTTTTGTTTCGGTGTTGTAGTTCAGGGTAACAACGGTGTTCTGTGATTTCAAGTTGGCAGAGATTGCAGATACGTTAGGTATTTCCAAAGTCTGACCGTATTCTTGAACATCGGCATCGTAGTGTTTAACCAAAGGAAGAAGAACTAAGTTTGATTTAACAAACATTAAAACTTCTGAGCTCCAGACGTTAGGTCGAAAGACCGAAGCGGCTGTTGCACCAATGTTTACATTACCTGAACCGTATAATCCAGTTGTCATGATTATATGTTCCTTTTTTTGATGTTAATTTACTTTATATGATGGGTCTAAAACTTTGTTAATTTCGTCACGGTGAGCCATGTACCATTGCTGGCCATTCTTACCAATGAGTTCGTCAACATTTTGGGGAGTAATTTTTTCAGAAGATGACGGTGCTGAATTCACAGCGGAACCCTTCACAGCCGCAGCTTGCTGTTTGCTAGCAAGTTGGGTTAGAGCCTCTCGGCCCCCTTCTTTTTTAAATGATTCTGCGTCTTTAGCAGTGTCAGCAGATTTTACAATCCCGTACACGGCAGATATGTTGCCAGTACTTCGCACATACTCTAGTAGGGCTGGGTCATTCGCTAAAGCTTCCCCCATTTTCTCGTCATAAGCACGAGCATCTGGGTTAGCATTATAGAAATCGCTAATCGCTACCTTTGCTTCTAGGGATGCTATTTTTTCTGCTAAAGGGTCGGCCATTTCGTTGGTTTTCATGGCTTCTTCCTGTAGCACACTTTTAGCTTCGCCTTTGGCTGAGTGCATGGCTTTTTCACTTTCACGAGCCATCTTCGCCAGTTTTATTTCAGACTCACTAT